CGCCCAGCCCAACTGCCTGCGTGCCTTACTCGCGTCGCCCTGGAGCAGATCCACCTCAGCCGGTCGGTAGTACCTCGGGTCGATCTCCACGTGGTCTCGGTAGTCCAGCCCAACGTGGGCAAACGCCCGCTCGCAGAACTCCCGCACGCTGTGCGTCTCGCCCGTGGCGATGACGTAGTCATCGGGCTCGTCCTGTTGCAGCATGAGCCACATCGCCTCGACGTAGTCAGCCGCGTGACCCCAATCCCGCCGGGCGTCGAGGTTGCCCAGGTACAGCGTCTCGGGGATGCCGCTGGCGATGCGTGCCGCTGCCCGTGTGATCTTGCGGGTGACGAACGTCTCGCCCCGCCTCGGACTCTCGTGGTTGAACAGGATGCCGCACGAGGCGTGCATCCCGTAGCTCTCGCGGTAGTTGACCGTTATCCAGTGAGCGTAGACCTTCGCCACGCCGTACGGTGACCGTGGGCGAAACGGCGTCGTCTCCCGCTGCGGCGTCTCGGCGACCTGCCCATACATCTCGGAGGACGACGCTTGGTAGACGCGGCATCCCGGCACGACGCGGGCGGCTTCGAGGACGTTGAGTGCCCCGATGCCGACCGCTTCGGCCGTGTACGCGGGTTGGTCGAACGACACACGCACGTGCGACTGTGCTGCGAGGTTGTAGAGCTCGTCGGGCTCGATCTCGGCGACGAGCCGTGCCATCGCGCCGCCGTCGGTCACGTCGCCGTAGTGCAGGTTCAGCCGATTGAAGATGTGCTCGATCCGCTGCGTGCTGAACGTGCTGGACCGTCGCACGATGCCGTGGACGATATAGCCCTTCGCGAGCAGGAGCTCGGCGAGGTACGAGCCATCCTGCCCGGTGATGCCGGTGATTAGAGCGACGCGCATTGATCCCTCCACCACGAGACCGTCTCGGCGATCCCGTTCTGCAGGCTGACCTTCGGCGTCCACCCGAGAACCTCGCGGGCTCGCGTGGCATCGACCGCACGGCGTGGCTGACCGTCGGGCTTCGATGAGTCCCAGCGAATCACGCCCATGTAGCCGCACTCACCCGCGATCATCTCGGCGAGCTTCCTCATCTGCACCTCGCCGCCGCCGCCCAGATTGATCGGGTCTGGCGTCGTCGCCGTCTCCGCTGCTCGCACGATGCCCTCGGCAGCGTCGTCCACGTGGAGGAACTCTCGCGACGCACATCCCGTGCCCCAGAGCGTGACCGGGTCGGTGCGGCAGAATCGCCGGATCATCGCCGGGATCACATGCGAAGACACCGGGTCGAAGTTGTCGTGCGGGCCGTACAGGTTCGTCGGAATCACTACAGCGCCCGGCAAGGAATATTGCTTGTGGTACTGCTTGAGCAGTTCGTAGACCGCTCGCTTCGCAATCCCGTACCCCGCGTTCGTTGGCTCGGGGTAGCCGTTCCAGAGATCCGACTCGACGAACGGCACTGGCGGATCGAGTGGATAACTGCACACCGTCCCGACGACGACGACCTTCTCGACCTCGAACCGTCGGCACTGCTCAACGACGTTCAAACCCATCGCGAGGTTCGCGTAGGTAAACCTTCCCGGCGTCGCCATATTCGCCCCGATGCCGCCGACCTCGGCCGCGAGGTGAAGCACGACTTCGGGTCGGTGGTCGTCGAACAGGTCGATCGTGTCCTCCTCGCTGGTCAGGTCGCACGCGACCCTGCGAGGCACGATCACGTGGCGGCATCCGCGACTATGCAGCACGCGGCAGACCGCCTTGCCGAGAAACCCGGCACCGCCCGTGACGAGGATTCGCTTGGTTGAGATGTCCATGCCCGCATGGTGTCGGGCGTGTCAACTCAGCCGTCCTCGTTCCGGCTCGCGAAGTATCCGCGCACCCACTCGACGAGCTGCGGCGGTGCCGAGTCCGTCCAGCGGAGCAGCCCGTTCTCGTCCACCTCGACGTGCGTCGCCGGGTCATATCCGCCGTTCACGACCGGATACCACCGGGAGTGGTACTGGCGGTCGGCGAGGCTCCCGTGGTGCAGGTGCATCGCGTCACCGGGCAGGCACGCGATCTCGCCTCGGACCTTCGCGTACGCCACCTCGCTCCACTCGCGGAAATGCCGTGCCATCGGCTCGTTCATGATCCGCAGGCAGCGTTTCACTTGGTGGTTCGTCCACCCCTCGACCATCATCGAGTCTCCGCTGCCGACGATGTGCCGATCGTAAAGCGGCCAGATGTCGCGTCGTGCCGCCCACGCACCGCCAGGGCAGCAGTTCTGCTCGCTCAGGTATCGCTCGCAGCGATGCCCGACGCACAGTTTCTTGCTCTCGATCTGCCCGTCTGGCCCGGCACAGTGCCACTCGTTCCACATCTGCACCACCGGCCACTCTTCGAGCGTGCGGCACAGCCGCTCGGGCCATTGGTGATCGAGGAAGATCATGTCGGCGTCGATCCACGCGATCTTGTCGAACCGATCCGGCAGGCGTTCGACCGCGAGGTTGATGAGGCGCTCCTTCTGCCAGAGCACGTTTCGGTCGCCGCCTCGGACTTGGAGCCACGCGTCGTCGCACGTGAACGCCTGCCCTTCGTAGGCGAGCTCGACGTTGAACGTCGGCACGCCCCACCACCGCATCTCGTGGAGGAACCGGAGGTAGTTCCGCCGCAGCGATCGCCACCCGGCAGGATTCCAGAACACGCAGACGACCGCGAGATCGCCGGGCAGCGGCACCCGCTCGCGTCGCTCGCGTTGCGGTTCTTCGCGACGCAGGATCGACGACAGGACGACCATTCACTCGCCCGCCGCGACGACGCCCTGCTCGATGCCGACCTTCGCCACATACGCCATCAGCGCCCCAACCGCCGCAGCGAGGTCAGCGTCGGCCTCCGCTCCCGCGAGCAGGTCGCGGACGTGGAGCCTCACCGGCTCGGCTGGCGCCTCTTCCACGCCTGTCTCAGTGCTGCGGAATCGAACCAGCGTCACGCGGGCTTCGGCTTCGCCGCCTGTCACGGATGACAGAACGATTTCCCGCACCCACAACTTGTCGAACACCTTTGCAGGCACGTCCAGCGGTTCAGCACAGTACAGCGTGGGAATGTCAGGCATGGTTCACTCCTAGTGCAGGTCAACCCAAGAGGTGCCGTTGTAGACCCTGAGTTTGTTTGTGGTTGAGTTGTAATAAACATCTCCGGCTTCGTTGCCAGTCGATGGGTCAGCGGACAGCGGAACAAATCGCACTGCCCCCGTCGCCTTCACCCGCACCCGCTCCGCACCACCAGCGGTGGAGATTGTGAATATGTCGGCTCCGTCGCTGCCGATAAATGGACCGTTAGCAGTGGCTCCGTTGTTTAGTTGGATTCCGTACTTTTCGCTGTTCGCGAAGAACGTAAACCGACCGGCGCTTCCTACCCGCACCCGCTCGGTGCCGTTGGTGACAAGCGACAGCGTATTGGCGCCGCCGGATGTCGTCTGCATCAGGCCGGTATCGTCGTCGCCAGACACGGCCAGTCCCGGCTTGTAAGACCCAGCGCTGCCGCTGCCTGCGGTGACGAGCGTTTGACCGCCGCCAGTGATTCGCAGCACTTCTGTGAGCGCCCCTCCGCTCCCTGCGGGCGTAGCGCGGAACTGAATGTCGGTGCCGTGATTGGTGGATGACCAGTTCTCGTTCGCACGGAAATTGATTGTGCCGCCAGCGACATTCGCAGTGCCGTCGGACGCATACGCAGACCACCCAGCGAAGGAGTTTGTGTTGCTAGGCGTATTTGTTGATCCGATTGCTATGCCAGCGGTCGTTGCCCGCGATATTTGCACACCGTCTGTGCTGTTCCACGTCGCAGAGGCTGCGCCTGTAAAAGCCGCCCCTGCCTGCCCGACGATCTGCCCCGCGAACGTGGCGGTGCCGGTGGAGGAGACTGTAACGGCGGTGACATACCCGGCACGCTGTATCTTTACGTTGCCGGTTGTGTTGCCTGACCCAAGACCGAGATACAGATCATTTCCGTTGACCAGTTCCAGCACCCTCGTCCCAGTGCCGCCGACATGATCTATCAGCGACGCCTGCACTTCTGAGGTCGTATACAACGAAATCTCGCCGCCGTTTTCGTTGTAGCCGAAAGCGTGCGACAGACTGCCACTGTTTGCCTTGACTTGAAACGTGCCGGATACGATCGCGGTGCCAGTGAACGTAGGACTCGCCGTCGGCTGCACCGAGAGCGTGGTACGTGCCGCAGGGGCATCGGCTGACGAAATCAAGGAACGACCGAACGACGTGCAGGTGATCTCCTCCACGTCGCCTGCACCCGCAGACGAGCGACCGAGCAGGCGGTCGGTGGCGCTGACGTTTTGGATTTTGGCGTAGGTGACGGCGTCGTTCTGAATCTTCGCCGTGCTGACTGTGTTGTCCGTAGGCGTGCGGGTATCGCTGAGGCGGGCGTCATTGCCCTCGCAGAATGACGCCGCCGACGTACCGAAAGTTCCCGTCGTCAGCACGCCTGACGTTGTGGTGATGACCGGCAAGTTCGCCGTCGATCCGATCGCACCGGCGTTGCTGATGTTGCCGTGGGTATGCGATGTCGGCGTGCGTGCGTCAGAGAGCCGCGAGTCATTGCCTTGGCACGCCGTCCCGCTCGTCGTCCCGTACGTCACGCTCACCGTGCCCGACGACGCGCCGAGCCCCGTGCCGACGATCACCGCACCGGCGGCACCCGTCGTCGCGAGAGGCAGGCGGGCGGCGTCCAGCGTGCCGGAGGTGATGTCGGAGGCGGCGTGGGTGTGCGACGACGACGCCTTGCCATCGAGCGCCGTCTGAAGCCCGGTCACGTCGGAAATCGAATGGGTGTGGCTGGAAGCCGCCTTCCCATCAAGCGCCGTCTGCAATCCGGTCACATCCGAGATCGAATGCGTGTGGCTGCTCGACGCCTTG